TTAGTTCCTGCCTTCCTCATCTTCTCGTTTGAACCTGCTTTAATGCGTTTACGTTTAGCGTGAATGTTGCTGTAAAGTCCCAAGACAATCTCCTACCATTTTTCACGATTAGACCAATAGCTGCCTGACATTTTTCCAGCTTTAATGCCCTTGGCATGTCTGGCTTTGAAGGACTTGCGCTTTGCTTTCATCGCATCACTCTCGCCAGCTTTGGGTTTGCCTGCGGTGGACGCGCCTTGTTCACCGAATCGAATGAGCTTAACTTTGTCGCCTTCCTTGGCAACGACAGCATGAGACTTGGTTTTGTGTTTTGGGGTTCGCTTGCATTTGTTATAGCCTGCGAACTTTTCGCCTTTGTAATCTAGGCTCATGTTAAATTCCTCTAGCGAAGTACATTAGGGCTTAGTGGGCCAAGTAATGTTATCTGGAAAATCAGATTGAGCAGTGATATCTCGCAAGGCAGTTCGGTATGTTGCCATCGCAGAAGATTGGGTGGGGGAGTCTGCTGCTGCCGTCCAATCTGTTTCAGCCAGAAGGTGGTTTCTCCACGAGCGAACTTCGCCTGCGTTGATTTTATCGGTAAGAGCTTGATCACTTGCTGACTTTTCTGCGTCAGTTTCAGCCACAATCACACCATCCACTAACTTTAGTTGCCCTCCAGTTATTACGTCTGGGTCAAAATGGACGAAAGTTCCAGAGGTTGGAATTGTAGTTTCTGATCCGACAACAGCATCATTTTCAATTATTGCGTAACTCATCTAACTTCTCCTATCGGTTGCCGTGGTTTGTGGCACACCAGTTATATAATTCCCACGGGTTGGCTGTGGTTTGTGCATTGCTTGGACTTCTTCCCCTAACCAGCGCGTCCAGCATACGACTGTCGCAAACAATACTTGAGTTAGAGAAAGTCGAGTCAAGACTACAGAATGAGTTAGTATCTTTGTACCGATAAGTCGTGTGGTAGCGATGGCTGCTAATAATCATAACTAATACTGTAGTATTTGCTGGAACAGTTATTGTTCCTCCAGCCGAATAGTTATCTGAATTACTCTGGCGTTGGCTTATGTCTGACCATGTACCGCCAGTAGTGGAGCTGTAATCCACTGAACCTCCTGCCGATACTGATGAACTTGAAGGCTTATATACAGCAGTACAAGAACCGCCATAGTTGTTATTACCGCAACTTAGGTATGCAGAAACAGTTACGTTGATGTTGCTGGCACTTGTGTTTCGTATAGGCATTACTCGCCACGTTACACCAGCATAGTCGTTGCTTGTTGATGCGTTGTCATGGTAATAAAAGTCGCGGTAAGAATGACCCATGCGCTTATTGTTTGCGTACTGAATTTCGCGTTGACGCTGGCCGTCACCATCACCAGAGTAAAAATAAGCACTTGAGCTTTCGGGGCGACCATCACCTAGAAAGCAGTTCCATGATTGGACTGCGGATTGGTTATGAGTCATTGTGTTCATGTAATGAGTTGTCCAAGGGCCACTAGAAGACCACTCGCCAGTGCTATACACGTTGTGACGCGCAGACGAAGTAACAACACTTCCAAAAGTTATGTCGTTTTCTGTTGGTGCGCCTGATGGGGCATCAGCCCAGCCTAGTGCGCCTGAGCCATTTGTTGCTAGTTGCTGTGCTGCGGTTCCATCTGCTGCTGGTAATGCGTAAGGCGCAAATCCAAGCTGGCCTGAGCCATCTGTTTTTACAGGGTAGTTTGCTGATCCATCTGCTGCTGGCATAGCCAGAGGAGAGAAGGCGAGAACGCCTGATCCGTTGGTTACTACAGGCTGGTTAGCGGTTCCGTCTGCACTAGGTACAGTGAGAGCGGTTCCCCCATTCTTTTGTATTTGATCTACAATGATCTTTGACATAGTGTGTCTCCGTTAAGGACGAGTTGGGTAAGTGACTTCGGAGGGGAAACCTTCTTGGTCGGGTAAATTTCGTAAGGCTTGTCGGTATGTAGCCCATGCTTCTTTATCGCTTACTGACAGGCCGTTGTCGTCCATGCGCGTCCAATCGGATTCGCCAAGAAGTGCGTTTCTATTGTCTCGTTCAATGACAATTCTGTTGGCTGCTTCTGCTGTATTTGCTACTTCTTCAGAGGCAGTATGAGCCGCTACTTCGGCTGGAGTTAATTTAATACGAATGCCAGCTACTTTTTTGTAGAGACTCATAAGTTAATCCTTGTACCAGATTTCTATGACGACATTTCCACCATTAAAGCTTCCACTACTGGGCTTCAATTTAATGCCGTGGATAGATGGATAGGTGTTATTAGAGGCGTAATTATCCCAAGAGAATTTTTCTGTGTTTGGATAGTTGTAACCTGTGGCTTGTTGATAGTGAATCATCCCACCCATTTGCATACTCTTGTTATTATTAAAAGACTCTACTGGAAATTGAAAGTTAAATGACATGCCACCGCCGTAACTATTTGAAGATTGATAAACAGTAGTATAGATAGGCCACCATATGAAACTCTGGTTACTGTTATGGGATGTCCCGTAATTCTGTCCGTTACCCCCGTGAATACCATGATAGCTATAGCCCATGTAACCATTTTGATCGGCAGCACCACTGGACTGAGGGTAAAACTGACAATTCCAATTACCTCCAGATTGGAGGTTAGTGCCTTTAATATTGACGGAAAGAATTTTACCTTGATCTACACCCATGTCAGTAAATTGAGCTTTAACTGAGGCTAATTGTCCGTCTACATCAAAATCGTAAAGGGTATAGGTCTTTAGCTTTGGGATGTAAGCTACGGCGGCTGAACCGCCACTACTGCCTGCCTCAACCGTAACGACCTTTCTACTCATCTTCGTACCCCATCACTGATACTGATAAGTCAATTGCACCTGTGTTTTCCGCATACAAAGTATCGCCAGAGTTTAGTAGGAGGCCATTACGCTCGTAGCTGTTGAGTGAAGTTCTGTACTCTAAGATTGCGTCATCAGCTACGGAACTAAATCCAGTGGAAGAGATATGTACGTTACTTTCTCCAATATTAACCTTCTGGTTAGTAGTGAGGTCGGCGGCAGCAACATTAGCACCAAGCCCTAAGCCGTCAAAATGAGTTGTGGCTTTTGTCCAAGTAATAAAATCAGCACTTACCCAAGCGACATTATCTGCGTCAACGCTATGCCATAGGGCTTTAGCTATACGCATTGGGGTAGACATCTGCTCATGGGGCATTTTTGCAACTGAAGTGAAATCTGTAATACTTCTGCCTGTGCTACCTTGGTTGAGCGTAGCTAAATCAAATTCAAGAATGCCATCATTTTTTAAAGCCAGATAATACTTGTCGTTGTTGGGGTTATATTTCATCCAGCAAACTGGGTATTGTCCACTGCCGTTAAACCAGTAAGACCTATTGCCCGTACCATAGCTGTTGTAGATACAATTTTCGTTGAAAGATCCATCAGCCCTGATGGCATGGCCCATACCAAACTTTGAGCGATCAACGCTTGATGCGTTACACACATAAACGCCTTTCTCAAACCACATCACCCCTTGATACCAAGGGTGAGTATAGCTAGATGGATCTCGTCCATTATTACTAACCTGATAGAGAACGGCATCAGATGATCTGCTACTCTGATGGTTTAAAGTAGTTCCTGCCGCGTTTTCTGTCATAATCGCCATGTAGCTGTCATTGTTCCAACCGATCATACAACTGTTGTAGTATTCAGTTTTGTATGGGTCAAAAACCATTCCACGATTATAATATGGCCAGCTAGCGTTATAATCAGCAGAAGAGTGGTTAGCTCCATATACTCGCTGGACTATAGAACCTATTCCTAAGCTGCCGCCCGATGTTACGTCTTTCCATAGTTTTACATTGTTGCTGGAGTCATTGGTCATATAGCTAGGTTTTGTTTTACCGCCATACTCTTCGGGGTTAGTTAAGTAGTATGGGTCTAAGCGCAAATAATTATATATGGAAGAACCACCTTCTCGGTCAGCAACAAGTGCGCCACCAATTGAATAAGATATGCGTGGGCCTTGGATGCTACTCCACCCTATATCACCTATGTTATGAGCCATCGCATCGCTCTGCCCAGAGGTTCGATTATCTAATCCCACAGTATTGGATGCTGCGTTGTACCCTAAACCGTATACTTGTGTAGTGAAGTTGAGGGTGTGATTAGCGTTTGTATCTACAGCCAGAGAAAGCTTTGTGTCCACAGTTTCAGAGTGCGCTGTCGCATGGATAGAAACAGACGCAGGAAAAACAGAGGTGTTTGTATAGACCTTCTGTGCTGTTTTTTTCGGTACTTTTTTTGATGCAAGACGACCATTGGCCATTTGTGTTCTCCTAGATTGCGCCGAAGAAGTAAAGTTCGGCGCGGCTGCGTACTGTGTCTACTGTGGACGATCCTGCTGCGGACGATCCTGCTGGTAGGCTTACGCCTTGTGCAGTACCCGACAAAGTTACTGTTATTCCATCCATGATTTGTAAGTCATCATAGAATAGGTGTGTGCTAGAGATGGTCTTGGTAGCCTCGATATAATTGCCATCACTGACAATTGTGGCTAGATCAGACACCCACAAAACCCCATTGCTTGCTACTTGCCATTTGTCTGAAGGAGTAAAGTTGTTAGTTACAAACTCAAGCTTCTTTACGATGTAAGTTGCAGGGGATGTGGGAGATATAACGTATGGCTTACTACCGCCTTCTGCCTTCTTGAAAATGATTGCACCACCACCTTCGGCGACTGAAAGAAACTTTCCGAAGTCCAAGGCTGTTGGTGTAGGGAAATTAATTGATGCAGCATTCGCTATCGCTTGGTTTATAGCAGGTAGATTTGTGTTGACGCTGTTTGATGCGGTAGTGGCTAGACCTTCAGAAGTTGCTGCCGATGCAGCACTAGCTGCCGCTTCCGCAGCTTTTGTTGTTGCGATAGCAGCTTTGTCTGTTGCGAGCGTTGCACTTGCTGACGTTGATGTAATGTATGTTTGTAAGTCAGTTGTTGTTGCGTCTGCCCAATCTGATAAGGGATCAATTGTTGTATTGATACGAACTTGTAAGCGACCAGCAAAGCTTGGATTCTCGCGGAATTCGTAGATGTCAGAGCTAAATTGGCCGTTATCACCGAATATTTGATCCAGCATATCGCCTATGGTTTTTGTTCCTTTCTCGCAAGCTTCAAGATAAGTGTCTAGGGAATGATCGCCTGTCTTACGGGATGAGAAAAGAAGTTGTTCACCGCGAGGTCTAGTAATACTCATAGGTTGAGTTCCTTAATGATCCTACCTAGCTTTGTTCGAGTGATACGGAACTGAGGATCGTTTTCAACTAGGTCATTAAGTTTTCGTACTGAGCGAGCTGCGTCTGCTTCCAAAGCCCTTGCAGTCACTAAGGTTCGTGAGAGAGCTGAGTTCAGTGCTTCGGTGGTGTTGTTTAGTTGGGCTGTTAGGTTTCGTATGTGCGCGTCAATGTACTCACGGGTAAGTGGGTCAATGTTGGCTGCAAGCTGTTCTGGTGTTGGCTTCGACATACTGTTCTTTCGCCTGTATTAATACTCTGGGTATTGTCCAATATGGTTGGGCAGAGGTCGTCCCTCTAGGGTTTGGTAATTTACTTCTTGTTCTTTTGTGCCTCAGAGATTGGGATCAAGTTTCCTGCTTTCACTTGGTCTTCAATTTCCCCTGCTGGCTGAACGGAAGCTCCTCGCATTTTTTCCATCATCTGCATTTCTTGCGAGGGAGACATGCCTTCTTCCTCTCGCTCTTTTTGCGAGATTTTAAATTGGTCAAGGTCAGAGATGCCCATTGAGCGGATCGCTTCCTCGGCAATCTTGCCCATCTTGTATTCCATGTTGAGTCCTGTCTTGTTCATTACCTGAAGCATGTTCATCCATGTTTCTGGCGAGCGAGAAGGTTCTACTGGAAGAGTGCCGTCCACTACTAGGTAGTCGATGGAACCTTGAATAGAGGATGAGTCGTAGTCGATGTAGGAATCTTTGACTCGGCCAGATAGTAGTGTGGACTGATCTGTCTCATCTATTTTGATGGAGCCTTCTATAGATAGGCTGTCTTGAATGTTTGATACCATCATACGAACTAAGGGACGCATAGTAGTGGCTGACATTACGCGAGAGAGAACGCCTAGACGCTGGGAGCCGAGCTGGGTAAGTCGCTGTATTTCTGTTGCCGAGCGAATTCCGTCAGAGGTGGGCATACCTTGCTGGGCATCAGAAGATGCGGAAAGGCGTTGCTTCATTTCGGAGATGCCTTGGATATCATTCCAATGGCCTTTAGTTACGTCTGGCACTTGAGCAATAAATACACCATCGCCTGCCTTCGCTCCATTCATTGTCCGTACTACGCCCCAAGGGTTTCTGTCGATGAGATCGGGTATCGAGACTTGAGTTGGGTCTGCGAAGATAAGGTTGGATAGCGAGGCTTGCACGTTATCTATACGAGAGCGAAGTAACCATGTGCCAATATCGTGTAGAGGAAGCATTAAGTC